AAATGCTGATATGGACATGATGCTTTGGAATGTAGGCTTGTCGTTGGCGTCTGCCATCATTCTCGTTTGGATCAAAGCGTCCCACGATGAAGTCAAACGTCTGTCGATCTTGCTTAGCAAGACTCGTGAAGAAGGTGCGGAGAAGTACGTCACCAAAGTTGAGGTTCACAGCGACATCAATCGAGTGCTGGATCGCATTGACCGTCTTGAAATCAAGATCGATACCTTCATGCAGGAGCAGCGAAGTGCCAAGTAAATCTCCAGAGCAGAAGAAATTCATGCAGGCAGTGGCAAACAACCCAAAGTTTGCCAAGAAGGTAGGCGTCCCACAGTCCGTGGGCAAAGATTTTTCAACAGCGGACAAGAACCGCAAATTTTCAAAAGGTGGTGACACTATGGCAAACACTTCACGTATGAACCGTTTGGAAGAACTCGGCCGTGTAAACGCAGAAAAAGCGTCTACCGCCAAAGGCAAACGCAACCTGACCGCAGAAAAAAAGCGTGTCATCAGCGAGCTGGAAAAGCACAAGTCCATGCCCGCATCCAAGGCTCACAAAGGCTTGAAGATGGGCGGCTCGGTTGCTCCATCCAAAATGGGCAAGGTCAAGACCAACTCGCGTCCTGATGGCATTGCTGAGCGAGGTCTCACCAAAGCCAAAAAGCCCGTCATGAAGACGATGGCTCGCGGCGGCAAGACCTGCTAAGGAGTGCTCCATGGCTACCAAACAATCACGCTATGAGGGTTATGTGCCCGTAACCAAAAGTGGTGCGGTCGTCATGGATCGGCGCAAGGTTACTACCGCTGATAAGGCTCGAGGTGCAAAGACCGTTTTTGATCTTGACAAGGAAGGCATGCGCACTTCCTATGAAACGTACAAGAAAAAAGACGATCCCGACTCAAAAGAAATTTCACGCCGCATGGGCAAGGTTGACGAAGACGCAATCCGTCGTGTTCAGCAAGCCGGCAAAGAAAGCGACTACGAGTACACCCGAGAAGCAAGGCGCGGCAAGAAACTTGCAAAAGGCGGTAACGTTAATAGCTTCCGTGACGGCGGTATCTACACCGCCGATATGGGTGAACCTCCACAGGACATCGACGGCGGTTCCGCATCTTTGAAAAAGCAAGCACCGAAAATACTAAAGCCAAAAGGACTATCGGCAAAACAGTCTGAAGCTGCGCGTAATGAGTCGAAAAAAGAGCTTTCTGAATTTAAGCGACGCACCCCTGATAAGCTGACAAAATTCAAAAAAGACGATTTGATACTTACGGGTAAGGACAAAGCGTCGTTCCGCAAGGGTGGTTCAATCGACGGTATTGCCCAGCGCGGTAAGACAAACTGCAAAATGCGGTAAGGAGTAAATCATGAAGAAATCAGTTAAGAAATATCAACCCGGCGGCTTGGTGGACAGAGATGGTAATCCTGTTCTTGACGGCAGCGGCAATCCCATCATGACGGGTTCTTTCCCTGATGAAGACGAGATTACCGCCCGTGGCCGTGCAAAAAATGCAGAAATGCTCAAGTCGTTTTTCAACCGCGCAACAGGGCGAGGGAAAGAAGCAGCGCCGGCAGCAGCGCCAGCGGCAGCAGGACCGGCAGCAGGAACCTCGAGCCTTCGTGATCCTCAGCAAATGGCAGAGCAAAAGGCAGCACCAAAATTTTCTGATGGTGATGTAGATGAGCGCGATCGCCGTATGGAAGCCGCTGCAAGCGCACCCAAGCGCATGCCTACCCGTCCCGGTCAAAGTTCTTCCGGCCCCAGTGTTAGCAAGGCACCAGTGAAGACCAAGCCTTCTACTGCGCCAGCAGCTCCAGTAAGCCGATCTCGTGTAACCCCGGCTGGAAGCGTGCCCAAGCAGACGATGGGCGGCCCCTACCGCAATGAAGGTCGTAACACTCCAGCTCCAGCAGCACCAGAAAAGCGTCCGGGCACTGCACTGCCAATAAACCCTTCCACGTTGCGCCAGCGTGAAGAGGCTGAAAAGAAGCGTGATGCTGCCCGCGCTGCAAAACGTAAGGCGGAAGAAGATGAGAAAAAGGCTCGTCCAGCAAAAGAAGCAGCCGAGCGTAAGGCGCTTAGCGAGCAACCCGGTGCTGTTGCATACCGCTATAAAAAGGAACAGGAAAACAAGATGTCTCCCGGCCAGCGCTCTGCTGCACGAGGCAAGGCAATAAAAGAGTTCTTTGGCATGGCCAAGGGTGGCTCTGTCTCCTCTGCCTCCAAGCGTGCAGACGGCATTGCTCAGCGCGGCAAGACTCGCGGCAGGGTGTACTGACATGATGGCCAGTCGCGGTATGGGAGACATCTCCCCCAGCAAAATGCCCAAAGGCAAGCGTAAGGCTCGCCGGGACAGCGACGACTTCACCCAATACAAAGAGGGCGGCAAGGTAAATTCCGCTGGTAACTACACCAAGCCCGATCTGCGCAAGCGGATTGTGGCTCAGGTGAAGGCTGCAGCAACGCACGGCACTGGCGCAGGTCAGTGGTCAGCCCGCAAGGCTCAGCTGGTTGCCAAGAAGTACAAAGCCGCTGGTGGCTCTTACAGGGATTAAAATGAAAGCACCGCAGAAATCGCTCAAGGACTGGGGTGACCAGAAATGGACCACCAAGTCTGGCAAGCCGTCTTCAAAGACGGGTGAGCGGTATCTGCCAAAAGCTGCCATAAAATCACTGTCGCCGGCCGAATACGCCGCCACCACCAAAGCCAAACGCGCTGGCAAGAAGGCTGGAAAGCAGTTTGTTGCCCAGCCCAAGGCCATCGCAAAGAAAACAGCAGGGTTTAGATAATGGCTACTTCAGGCGTTGCAAACTTCAACCTCGACCTTGCAGAAGTCGTCGAGGAGGCGTTCGAGCGTGTTGGTGGTGAGTTGCGCACCGGCTACGACCTGCGCACAGCCCGTCGCTCTTTAAACCTTATGTTTGCAGATTGGGCAAATAGGGGTTTGAATATGTTCACCTACGAGCAGGGAACACAGGTTCTGACCCCCGGCGTAGCTACATACGTGCTGCCAACCGACACCGTGGACCTGCTCGAGCACGTCATCCGCACCGGTGCTGGCAACGTTTCGACTCAGGCTGACCTGACCATCACCCGGATCAGCGTCTCGACCTACGCGACGATCCCGAACAAGCTGCAACAGGCTCGTCCCATCCAAATTTTCATTGAGCGTTTAAACACTCCACGCTTCACCGTGTGGCCTGTTCCAGACGACACCCAGACCTACACCCTCGTGTACTACCGCCTGCGCCGCATTCAGAATGCCGGGGACGGTGTGGACACGATGGACATGCCTTTCCGCTTCTTGCCTTGCATGGTGGCCGGCTTGGCTTACCACTTGGCCCTGAAGATACCCGGTGGCGGAGAACGCTTGGGCATTCTCAAGCAGCAGTACGACGAAGCTTGGGCGCTGGCCTCTGAAGAGGACCGCGAAAAGGCGGCTGTACGTTTTGTGCCGCGCCGTCAGTACCTCGGAAGCGGGACGTAATGGGCAACCGGTTTGCTTCAGCCAAGAACAGCATCGCCATGTGCGACCGCTGTGGCTTTCAATTCAAGCTGACGAACCTTCGCAAAGAGATCGTCAAGACGAAGACGTTCAACACCTTGGTGTGCCCGGACTGCTTTGATCCTGACCAGCCGCAGCTTCAGTTGGGCATGTACCCGGTGGATGACCCGCAGGCAGTGAGAAACCCACGCCGGGACACAACCTATGTTGAGGCCGGTGTAAACGCACAGGGCTTCACGACAGGGGGCAGCCGAGACATCCAGTGGGGCTGGGCACCGGTGGGTGGTTCTAGGTTTTTTGATGATGCGCTGACACCGAATGACTTGGTTTTAACCTTGGAACTTGGTACAGTACAGGTAACCGTAACATAAGGAGTCCGTCATGGATGCAAAGACCGCAGTTCGCAAGCATGAAAAGAACATGCACGCAGATCAAAAGCCAACCAAGCTTCGCGCTGGCGGCAAGACCAACATCGACATGCTAAAGATGGGTCGTGGCTTGGCCAAGGTGGCCAACCAGAAATCCCCCGGCCGCAAAGGAGCTTAATATGCCCACGTACAACCAGCCAAAACCAGCCGCGACCCAAGCGGTTCTTGCCCCCACGGACAACAAGAAGTTCTTGCGGGAAACAAACGTTTCTGTGGGCAACAACCACAGCAACGACTACAAGCCTACCAAGACCTCCGG